AACATGTAGAGGATGCTAGGAGTTCATTGAGATTTATTGAGGGCAAAAATGGAAATACAAAAGAATCAGCACTAAAAAAAACGGATGCCGATACAATAGTAACTACCGACCGACCGCGCAACCCTTACAATTTGCCTGCCTCGGATGAAACATCTTTTTTACCTTTCAATATTTCAGGACATAAAAAAGTGGGTATATTATCCGATATCCATTGCCCATATCATAGCATCGAAGCGTTAAGCCTTGCCATTACTAATTTGAAAAAGGAAGGTATTGATGCTTTATTATTAAATGGTGACACAATCGACTGCCATAAATTAAGCCGCTATGTAAAAGACCCAAAGAAGCGTAATTTTAAATTGGAGTTGGATACATTCAAGGCATTGTTTGAAATATTTGAGCGTGAATTCAAATGCCAGATTTATTTCAAAATCGGCAACCACGAAGAACGATATGAGCATTTTTTGCAAGAGAAAGCAGCAGAATTAAAAGGTATTGAAGAATTTGAATTTGAGAATATTATAAAGGCCAGGGCCCGGGGCATTCACATAATTGGAGAAAAGCGGATCATGAAGTTAAACAGCCTCACAGGCATCCACGGCCACGAATACTTCGGAGGTACTTCGGCGGTAAACATTGCCCGTTCTCTATTCACTAAGGCAAAATCGGATTCCTTTCAGGGCCATAACCATCAAACAAGCAACCATGTCGAAGTTGATATTAATGGCAACGAAATAAAGACATACAGTTTGGGCACGCTCGGAGAATTACACCCAGAATATTTGCCGCTTAATCGTTGGAATCACGGTTTTGGAATCGTACATTTGGATTCTAACGGTAAAGATTACGAATTTCACAACAAGCGTATTTATAAAGGTAAAATCACATATTAAAAACTAAAAACTATGACATTCATTAAATTTTGGTTTGGGGAAAAAAAACAACAGCCGAGTGAATATATATTTCAAGGCTTTAAACCAACATCCACACCCATAACCCCTGCCCACTACGGCGGCCAAGATAACACCTACGAAGCGATAAAGGTAATCGAAGCATGGGGCCTTAATTTCAGTTTGGGCAATGTCATTAAATACATCAGCAGGGCAGGAAAGAAAGAGAATACAACAGCCTTGCAAGACCTGTTGAAAGCTAAAAAATATTTGGAATTTGAAATCGCAAAACATGAAGCACTACATAGTTAAATATATCCTGAACGATAGAAAGATGCAAACAAAGGTATTTGCTGCCAACAAGTACGATGCAATGAACCAAATCAAACAACGTTTGCAAATCGTTTCGGTGGAGGAAAAAGACGAAATAGTCGATAAATTAAAAAATATTTTCGGCATGAAATAAAACATAATTAACTGAAAATTAGCCACTTGAATAAAGTGGCTTTTTTTATTTTAAAAATATTTGAAAAAAACTTTTGTAATTCAAATAAAGTATTTATCTTTGTGAAACAAAAGGAAAATAACCAACTAAAAATTAAAAACATGACAACTTCAATTTCAATTTGCTACAACAATTTTATTAACTATTTAATGAGTTCAACAGGTATGCCAATTTCACAAATGCAAACTTTGACAGAATGGGTTAATAATAGAAAAAATCAATTTCAAAATGAAGCAAATACTAAAGAAATTAAATTAGGATTTGAAATTTGGTTATCAAAAAGATATAATTAATAAACAAGGGGCGCAGCATCCTAAAAACTGCATTAACCAAAAAAAACCTAAAACATGAAAAAAGACGTATTAACATTTACCGCAGCTATTTGCTGGTGTTTAATCGGCATCAATTTTGTAACATTAATTTTATTCTTAACCCTATATTCAATAATTAAATTTTGGTAGAAAAAAAAATCAGAGGCGGAGCGCGCGAAAACGCAGGCAGAAAAAAATGTGAGCCATGCACTTACATTAGTTTAAGAGTACCACTAGCATCTAAACAAAAATTTCTTAACGAGCTAAAAATCAAACTTCATGAGCTTAAAAAACAGCAAATTGACCCCGGAGAATCTCCAATACTTAAAAGATAATATAAACACCACAAGGCAAGATATTTTGGCAAAAAAATTAGGGTTTACAAAAAATCAGCTAAAACACGAATTGTTTTTTCACAAGATTTTTAGACGCACAAAAGTAGATGAATATGCAACCCCTGAAAACTTACAATATTTGCATGAAAATTGCAACACGTTAGACATTAAAACTTTATGCAATCACATCGGATTAACGGATAAGTCATATTTATATAAAATGTTCATAAAATATAGTATCTGTTTTTTAGGCCAAACAAAACAAAGTAAAATGCCTGAAGATGGATTTTTTCATCACAATCCAGAACTTCATACTATTTAATCAAAAATTTTTATACATTTACAAAACCAAAAAAAACAACATGAAAAAAGCATTAGAGTACTTTACACAATTTGAGAATACATTTGAGCTGGAAAGGTTTTTTAGCATTAGTATTAAGGAGGGCGCAATTGATGCAATGGGACATTTTAACAGGTCAAATATTGATTACTTTAAAAGCAAAAAATGTTCTTTTCAATTTGACAATGGTTTAGGGATGGCAGTTTCAACCTATGTTGAATATGGTATCACAATAAGAATCATTTTAACCCCTACATATTAAGCCATGCCTGAAATACTAAAATTTATTATCGCAACAATTATTTTAACCTTAGCAATATTATACTATGTCTACATTATCATTCCCGTCCGTGAGGAAATCGAGGCGGGCGAAAGGGCACGAAAAATTAATAGGTTTATTGGCAGCACTACCACAGAGGGAAGCGCAGACGCTAATTCAGATACTAACTCGGAGGAGTTCCATCCAAACGAACAATTTTAACCAAACTGTAAACCAAAAATCATGACCGAATTTTCATACAAAGACTTCATAATCGAATATGATATCAACCAAGAGGGAGAACTGGAATCATTCAAAGTTTTCGATGATGATCCGGGCAATGAGATTACCCAATATCTGATTGGCAAAGATATCGAGGATATCGAAACATTAATTTTTAATCATTACAAGGGTATCCCCTTACACACTAATCTACTAAAAAATCAAAAATGAAACTACAAAAAGCAACTAGAAAAAAAGTCAAATTAAGGCTCGGGATTTCAGCCGTTAGCGGAGGAGGCAAGACATATTCTTCCCTATTGCTTGCAAAGGGACTTGTTGGCAGCCTTGAGAAAGTGGCGGTAATAGATACCGAAAATGGGTCTGCATCCCTTTACGCCCATTTGGGAGATTTCAACACCATAGAGCTAACAGCACCATACACCCCTGAAAGGTATGTGGAGGCAATACAGGCATGTGAAAAGGCTGGCATGGAATGCATCATTATAGATTCTATCACACATGAGTGGGACGGCAAGGGCGGTATTCTTGAAATTCATTCAAGCATGACGGGCAACAGTTTTACAAATTGGAGCTCAATAACACCACGGCACCAAAAATTCATTGATGCAATACTGCACTGCAAAAGCCACGTAATCACAACGGTACGCCGTAAGCAGGATTACGAAATGTCACTTAATGACAAGGGCAAACAAACACCCGTAAAAGTTGGATTAAAGGAGATTACCCGTGAGGGGTTCGAGTACGAATTAACCGTAAACTTTAACCTAGACGAAAAGCACAACTGCACGGCAAGCAAGGATAGGACGGGCATGTTTATGGATCAGCCGCAATTTACCATTAGCGAGGAAACAGGCAAACAAATACTTGATTGGTGCAGCAGCGGCGAAGATGTGCATGAGAAAGTGACAAGCGCAATAAGGGGCCTTGACAAACTACACACCGTAGACGAACTAAAACAATATAAGGCAATTTTGCCCGATTATATCGTAAAAGATGCTAGCTTTGTAAACGCCGGTAAAGAAAGGTATAATTTAATTTTAGCTGAAAAGGCGTAAAATGTTAGTCAGGTGGCGGAACTGGTAGACGCTAAGGAGGTTAAGAAGTGGAACGCGAGTTGGTACAAGTTCTGGTAGAACGGTCACTTCATGCAGGTTCGAATCCTGTCCTGACTACTAACCATAAAAAACAAAAAAAATGGAATTAACAACACAAGGTATTCTTAGCCTATTTCAGACAACGAAAGCGGAACGAAGTACATTTATTGCCGATGTGATGGAACGCATCGAAAACGGTACGGCAGATGCTATAAAGGTGCATTTGCAACTTAAAGCAATGGAAGAAATTGTAAAATCACTTACTACAAATGAAAGTTATAAAACGCATCTAATAGATGCAGCCGAAAAAAACGGTAAAAAGTTTGTGGCATTTAATGCGGAGTTTAGCATTAAAGAGATGGGGCAACGCTATGACTTCACCTATTGCGGAGATAACGAATTATTAGAGTTTTATACACAACAGGATAAGTTAAAATATCTTATCAAAGAACGTGAAGATTTTTTAAAAAAAGTACCTGTTAGCGGAATGCAAAAAGTAACTGATAACGGCGAAGTTATAACCCTATTCCCTCCATCCAAAACATCTACAACTACGGTTGCAGTTACACTGAAATGAGCAAGAACAATAGTTTTAGAAAAGCCTGGCACCACCTGCAAACCGCCCAGGATTGCTTTGAGGACTTTATCAGGGATAATGATGAACGAATGAGGGGCGCAATATTCGCCCGTAGGTATTCGGCTAAAATTAGTTGGATGGTGCAAGACTTCAAGACCAGCCCCATAATGGATTCAGAAACGCAAGCCGATTTCATCGACACATTGAAAGAAGATCATTTTTTCTATGAGGAAATAGCGGCAAAGTGTATTGATTTATTGCCGCAACACAAGACAATAATACTCGAGATTATAGATAGGGTATTACAGGGCGAAAAATTACAAATAGAACTTAAACCATAAAACCGGGGACTGTAACGATAGCAGATAATTATGACAAAGTCAACCAAAGGAGCAAACAGTAAAGCTTTATTTGATCATGCTTTTACTATGATGAAGTTATTAAGTGCAAAGGCTATTTCAGTTGAAGAAGCCAAAGCACAAAGTAATTTATTGAAACAATCAAACAATCTTTTGCGCTATGAATTAGACAGGGCAATTGCCGGCAAAAAGTTTGAAAATTTAGACATCCGCGAAATCGAAACACATGACACTGAATCAGTTTAAAAAACAATTAGGATTAGGTATTAATACTTATGATAAATGCGAATGTTATGAAGACCATTGTATTAAAAGAAAAATTTTAGTTACTGATTTTTTTACTGCAAAAATAACACCAGTATTAATTTGTAATTCAATAATTAAACTTTTAATTGAAAATGTTGATTATGAAAATCGTTATTATGAAGATTACCATTCAGGATATTATCATACTAAAAAATGCGTAATATTAGTTAGAGATTTTTATGAGTCAATTTCAATTGAACATCATGAAGAAAAATACAAAAAAAATAATCTTTTTTTAGGATATAGAGAATACGGAGCAAATGAAAGAGATATAAATAATATTTTAATATCAAATTTAATTTTAGAAAGTCCTAAACTTTATAAAAGTATATTTTTAAAAGATTGTATTGATATATTTCTTGAAAATGAAGATTATTATTTGATACATGATATTAAAAAACAAATTGTATATCAATTATCTTGTTTTATTAGAAAAATTAATCAATATAAAAAGTATAATTCTTTAACACAAAAAGTAACTTGTAATCTTAAAAAATTTGAAAATGGTATTAATAAAGATTATGCTACTGGAATATTAATGACGATTTTATTAGATTTATTTGAAACTGAAATTAAAACAAAAGGCTAGTCACCAAAGACTATAGATATCATGGAACTTAAAGCAACAGTAAAAAAAGTATTAGCTACGCAGGAGCGAAGCAACTTCAAAAGCCGTAAAATTTGGCTAGTAGTTGACGAGGATTTGAAATATCCGCAGACGATTGAAGTTGAACTACAACAGGACAAATGTGAGATGTTTAAAGTAACCGAAGGCAGCACCATAACGGCGCACCTGAATTTGAGGGGTAGAGAATGGACAAGCCCCGAAGGCAAAACAAGCGTGTTTAATAGCCTTGTATGTTGGAAGTGGGATGTGTTGATAGAACATGCATCATTTGCTGAGATAGCACAAGCTCAAAGCGTTGCCCCATCTTTACCGGTAGCCGAGTACGATCCGAAAGATTTGCCATTTTAATCAACATTATTTACAAACAAAAAAAGGGGGAGAAATCCCCCTTTACTATTAAACTGAAAAAAATGAATATATTGAGTTTATTTGACGGCATGAGTTGCGGCCAACAGGCTTTGCAGCGAGCAGGAATAAAGGTTGATAGTTATTTTGCAAGCGAAATTGATAAGTTTGCCATCCAGGTAACAATGGCAAATTATCCAAACACAAAACAACTTGGAAGTGTTGTAAATGTAGATGGATATTCACTACCAAAAATTGATATTTTAATCGGTGGTAGCCCATGCCAATCATTCAGCTTTGCTGGCAAACGTAAAGGAATGTCTACAAAGGATGAACAGGAAATTTTAACCCTTGAGCATTATTTGCAACTGAAATCAGAAGGCTTTGAATTTGAGGGGCAATCTTATTTGTTTTGGGAATACATGCGACTATTGAATGAGGTTAAGCCAAAATACTTTTTATTGGAGAATGTGGAGATGGGCGAAAAGTGGGAAAGGGTGTTAAGCAAGGCAATCGGGGTGAATGGCATTCACATCAATTCATCATTGGTAAGTGCTCAAAACCGAAAACGTATCTACTGGACAAATATCGGTCATGAGCCAGGGGGATTGTTCGGGGATTTAGTTTGCAAGATTCAGCAGCCAAAAGATAAGGGGATTTTGCTACGTGACATTTTGGAAAATGATGTGGATGAAAAATATTTTTTGAGTGATAAGATGCTATCATCATTTGAAAATCATAAAGAAAGGCACAATTTAAAAGGTACAGGTTTTGGATATGCACCTAAAAATGAAAGTGATAAGGGTAATTCATTAAGAGCAAATTCAGCACTTTGCCCAACGGATAATATGTTAATCGTCCACAACACCATGCCACGTTCATCAACAACAGGCAAAGGAGGTACAGGTCATTTGAGTAGAAACGATGGAAAAACATATTGCTTGGATACAGGTTGTACGAATGCGGTGGAGATTGTGGGATGTTTAAAATTTGGAAGAACTGACGAAGCTAAAGTAATGAGAAAAGAAAGCATGAGAAATGGCATAGACCATACACCATATCAGGCAAAAGAGATTGTAGGTATTGATTACGAAAAAATGAATACACTTACAACAGTCGGGCAAAAGGATAATCTTGTAATGCAATTAAACCCATCCTTAGAAAGTGGCGAAAAGCAGCCGTATCAACAAAATCGGATTTATGATGAAAATGGAATTTCTCCTGCATTGTGCGCACATAAATCTGACTTATTGATTAACACATCTCGCATCCGCCGCTTAACCCCTATCGAATGCGAACGCTTGCAGACAGTAGCCGACAATTACACGGCACACGTTAGCGATTCACAACGTTACAAGATGCTCGGGAACGGTTGGAATGTAGAAACTATTGTACACATATTAAATTACATAAAATGAAAAAATTAAAATCATTACCAAATCTAACTAAAGAGGCGCAAGAAGTTTTTAATACTTATATTCGTTCTCGAGATTTTGGCCTAGTATGTATTAGTTGTAAGGGTAGCCACGTTTTGCAGGCCGGGCATTTTGTGCCTGTTTATAATTCTTCATTGTTGCGATATAATGAATGGAACGTAAACGGAGAATGCAGGAGATGCAACGCATTCGATGAATTTCATGTTATCAATTATCGAAAAAATTTGATTGATAAAATTGGAAAGGATGCGGTTGAATGGTTGATAAAAAATCAAAGGTCAAAAAAAGTTTATACAAGATTAGAATTGAACGAAATTATTGAAAAATACAAACTAAAACCATAACCATGCAACTATCGTATTTCACCGACCTGATTCACTTAGGGTTAAAACCAATCCCAATAAAATGGGATGCAGAAACAAAGCAGGCATCAAGCCATTTAATACCACATTCTAATATTACTGAAAATCATTATAACATAAATGAGTTTCTAAGCAAAATAGACAGCTGCAACGGCATTGCATTAAAGTTATTTGCACCGTTTGCAATCCTAGATTTTGACCTGAAAAACACAACCAACAAAAATATTTTTCGTGATTGGCTGGCAATAATCGAAAGTACCAACCCTGAAGTGCTAAGAAAGATTTGCATCGAAGAAACACGCAACGCAGGGTATCATGCCTACATCAAATTTTCTAAGGTTAGCCATAAGGTAACCATTGCAAGCAGCGAAACAGGGGCGGAGGTAATTGCGCTTTACACCGGTGGCCTGTTGTCATATTGCACCCCTACGCCGGGGTACAATATGATTCATAATAACTTTGAGGATATCGAAGAACTTACGCAAGATGAATTCGATTTGCTGACTTCCACCGCTTCGATATTCAACGAGTACAAGGAGATCATCAGCAAGGCGGAGCCAACACGTTACCCGATTGAGTACGAAAACTTTTGTTACCAATTTGACGATAAAATCAATGACGAATATTTTGAAAAGTTGCTGAACGAAATCGGCCTTTTTGAAATTAGAGATTTTAGGTACAGCAACAAACAGAAATTTACCGCTTATTTGCGCTCAGGCAGCCTTGCCAAGTATTCTGCAAAGGTTTATTATTCGAGCCGCAAGGTTTTGTTATTTACAACATCATTGCCCGGTTTCCCGTCTTGGGCAGATTGTAAGGGTGCAGGAGATAAGAGCTGGGTACTCACACCTTCCAAAATCCTGTACCATATCCACGGGCGCAATTGGATAAAGGCAATGGAACAAATAAATATCATGGCCGATTCGATGGGCATTGAACTTGTTGCAAAGACAAAGGCCGAAGAGAAAAAAGATAGGGCATTTTTCCCATATGATATTTTTCCGCAAAGCATACAGGATTACATCCAATCCCACACAATCCAACACGAATATTTAGGTGCTTTTTTTCTTACATCTTTAACTACCGCAATTGGTAACACATGCTACTTAGAAGCTTTGGACGGTTGGAACGTTAAGCCGTCTTTATACCTGGCAGTTGTGGCGCACGCAGGAGGCGCAAAATCCCCGGCATTACGTATTGCTTACGAATACCTACATGCGCACGATTCAGAGAACTATAAGAGCCACAAAATTAAACAGGTTGCATTTAATGAGGAACAGGTACAAAGCAAGGACAAAAGGAACGGAACGACAGAAGTTAAGCCAACTTTGCAGCAAACCATTATAAACGATGCAACAATTGAAACGGTTATAAATGTGCTGCAATTTAATCCGAAAGGCTGCACCCTTGTGAGTGACGAACTAGCCGGATGGATGCAGCGCATGAACGCATATAAGATGGGTGACGATGTGCAGAAATGGCTGGAGATATGGGATAGTTCGCCGGTAATGCTTCAACGCATGAGCCGGGAGGAATCGAAGATAACAGACTACATCTGTAATGTGGTTGGCGGCATTCAGCCGGGCGTGTTGGAGCAACTTTCAAACGGTGATAACCAACACAATGGATTTTACCATAGATTTTTATTTTGCTATCCTGATCCACAACCCAAAGCACCCTTTGAGCAACTTTACAGACCAACACATTTAAAGTCAATTGTAGCCGATTTATTCGCTTCGCTTATGAAGTACCGACAAAGCGAAATAAAGGATAAATACACCATGTCAGATGATGCACGGGCACTTTATAAGGCATGGCACGATGGGAAGAATGTAGACTATAACAGGGCCACGGAGGACAATTATAAAGGTATTATTGCAAAATATCAAGGTTACTGCCTACGGTTTGCGTTAATCCTCCAGGTGATTGAGGACGGCGAATTTAGGACATGCGAAATAAGCGAGGCGGTTATGGATAGGGCAATAAGGCTGACGGAGTATTTTTTGGCGAATATGATTAAGGCGTTGAAGCTGTTGGCGCCGGCAAACGAGGCCGTAAAATTAAAGGGCAAATACGCAAAGATTTATGAAAGGTTGGCGGATAAGTTTTCAATTGCCGCAGGTTGCATTATTGCGGAGCAACTTGGATGCAAAAAGGCAACTTTTAAGGCATGGCTTAGTAAAAACAAGGATATTTTTAACAGTTTGGGCGATGGGGAGTATGAAAAAATATTTTAGAGTTGCAAAGTTGCAAAAGTTGCAAAATATTGCAACTCTTGAAACCCACGCCCACATTGGGTTTGAGCCCCAAAGTTGCAAAGTTGCAAAATTCCTTTATGTACAGAAAATGCAAATTTATA